GCCAAAAGTCACGCTTAGCGTGGAAGCACTCAAAGAAGTACCCGCTGTTGCGCCGTGGGTTACTGAACGCCAGCCAGTACCTATCTAATATGTTCTCTGTAAAGAACCCCGCCCCCACCGACCATATCGGGTCTGGTATCCCGCTTGCCTCATCAAAGATCAACATCATCCCATCGTGGTTGTGTACCCCCGCGTAGCTGTCAGGGTTCTCTTCCGACCACAACTTACCCTCTGCCGCCCAATAGCGCGTCCCTTTCCTAAGGTCACGCTCCACGATGTCACACAACCACTTCGCCGGTTGCAGCTTGGTCGCGCTGATTTCCCACCAGTGCGCGTTGATGATCATCGTTGACCACTTAGTTAGCTCGCCCCAGGTCACCGAGCGTAGCTGCGCCTCACTGTTAGCGCTCACAATGACACTCGACCCTATCCTTGTCGATAGCATCCACATAATCAACCAACTCACCAGCGCCGACTTACCGATCCCTCGACCTGAACTGACTGCCTCTCGCAGCGTGTCCATATCGACCTGACCTTTGTTCTTTTGTATGTGCGCCTTGATGTCGCGCAGCACCTGACGCTGCCACATGCGCGGTCCGCTGTACTTAACTAGCGGCGTGTTCTCCTGCCCCCATGGGAAAGCAAACAGTACAAACGCTTCGGGGTCGTCTTTAATCGCGGGAGACCACAACCGCGTCATCAGCAGTTGCTCGTCTTCCGGACTGTATATCGGCTTTTGCATGGGTTAGCTTTTCACTTGGTGGCGTTACGTCAATCACTTTACCTTCATCGACTCTCGTCTCTGCTGCTCTTAACGCGTCAATCACGCTGATGCGCTGGTCCACCTCAATACTAACGGCTTGCTTGGCGACCCAGCCGTGCGTGTGCTTCAGTATCTCTAGCGCCGCCTTAGCGTCCCCATTACGCGCAGCGTTCAACATGTGCTGGCTGTGCTCACGCTCACTATCAGCGCGCCCCTTGAGTTCGGCAATTTCGGCCATTTTGTCATGCTGTTTCAAGAGCCGGTACTCTACAGGTAACAACCCTGCTGCTAACGCCAACGAATCTTCTTTTAAACCTAGATACGCAGCGTCGTATATGCGCTCCAGTACCGCTTCTGTCGCTTTGATTTCACGCGTTGTAAGAGGGAGACTTTTAAACATGTGACAATTTTACCAAGATGACCTAGCGTCGTTACAACGCGAGCGTAAGACATTCTAATACTTTTGTATACAGGCTTGCTGTTATTAAAGCGTGCGGCTACTAAAAATAAAAAAATTTCTTGTGGGCCCACCGGCTCCGACCGGCCAGGCCGTCGGCCCTGGGGGGGGCTTCGCCAGCAAAAAGCCAAAAGCAGAAACGATCTAGCAAACAGAACGATTGACTGATCTGATCGGCATAACGATCCATGCCTGGTGGCGCGTGCCTGGTGGCGCGGTTGATCGGGCGGTCGGGCGGTCGGGCGGTCGGGCGGTCGGACCATTGGCAATATTGGCAATTGGTTTTGCCATTGCCAAAAATGCCAATGGCCCTTAGATCATTGGCAATATTGGCAATTGGTTTTGCATAGCCAAAAGTGCCAATAGCCAGAGAGAAAACCGGCAAAGAGAGGGCGCGGTGACGTGGCGCCCTCGATTCGACTTTGGCAATATTGGCAAAATTGTCAGCCGTTTTAAGTCGCTGCTAGGTAACAGAAATAATCTGCGACTTTTTTTTGAGAAAAACATGACAATTTTGCCAATAGCCGAAAAAGCCTCGTCGAATCAGGCGCTTACAAGCCCGAATCATTGGCAATTTACCCTCTTTTCATTACCTAACCCCTTTCAAAACCACTACCAATATTGCCCATACTTGACAATCTGCAAAACAATGTCTTACACTAAACACTCAAACAACCAAAAGGGGATTGCCAATCATGAAAATCACTATCGACCATTCGATCATCAAAGCCTTATTAGTCTTCGCAGCTAAAAACGATCTGCGCTACTACCTCAATAGCATCGCAATCGATGCGACGCGCGATCGCGTCGCGCTAGTCGCTACCGACGGGCACATGCTCATGTCAATAGCCGTGCCTGCGTCTGACGTCGACAACAAATTGACAGGCGAATACATCATAAGCCGCGCTGATCTTGAGGCGGTTAAACCTATGAAAGCAGGCAAGCACGCGCTGCCGATCACGATCGAAATAACCGAACCCGCGCCGACGCCCGATCCCGATCGGCCTGGTGTCATGATCAAGCACAACACAACGTATAAGATCACGGGGCTAACATCAGTCACTAATACGCTAGTCGATGGCAAGTTTCCCGACTGGCGTCGCGTCGTGCCGTTGACGTTATCGGGCGAAGTTGCGCATTTCAATCTTGAGCTAATGGCTCGGCTAAACGACGCGCGCAAAGCCTTAAACGTTGATTGGCACAACGTCGTTATCCATCACAACGGATACAGCGCAGCGCAAGTTACTGGCTTGGGTAATGAGTCGATCGTGATCGTCATGCCCATGCGCGTCGATGCTGACAAGCCTATGATCCCAGCATGGGCGAAGCTAGCTTAGTGCTTGACTTTATGCGCCTACTAACATGGGCGCATATGGGCGCGCATTGCGTCAGCTAATCCAATCAAGTAAAGGACAATCAACCATGCCCATTGCAATCCACACTAAATATATCGGCGCCACTAACACCAAAGGCTCGCGCATCAAAGCCACTATCCGACGCGATAGCAAAACCCTTTGGACTGCCAGCGTGCCATTCGATCATGCGCTTACCTGCGAAGAACGGCACGCGCTAGCTGCCCGCGCACTGTTGCAAAAGTACGCGCCCGATCAGCTAACCGAAACGCTATCAATAGCAGGATCGACACTCGATAATCTTGGTTACGTGTTCACCGTTTACCCTCAAATCCAACCGTGAAACCAGATACACGCGTGACGACGCCGAAGGGCGTCGGCGTTATCGATCGCGTAGAAAACGGCCAATACATTGTGCGCATACCGTCGCGCAATGGTTGGCCGTTCCCATCATTGCACACGTTCAAACGACGTGACATCAAACTGCTACGCAACAAGAAAACCGTTGAAACCTACGGTGAAGCACTTTATTGAAAGGACTAATATGATCGACTTTTTACTAGATTGGGCCGTTGCGCTTGTATTCGGCGTTGCGCTCGGCGCTGCCATGTTTTTTAACCTATAGGACTAACCCCATGGAAGATGAAAACAAGCCCCCACTATGGCTAACCCTTATGAATTGCCAGATTGATCCGCGCGATTGGTGCATACCTGTCGAGCAAGTGTGGCGTCGGCATGGTTGGATACCACCATCAAAAGAGTGCGCCGATACCATGGCGAAGCAACAAGCCTTCCGAACCTGGACCATGCCGCTATGCTGATGCTCATCTTAGGCGCGCTCATTGCGTGGATCATCAGCGAGATGCTAGACTTGTAGTGTTGGAACTTCTCCTGTCCTAGCACTCCACGCTAGTTGGCCCGTCAATCGACGGGCCTTTTTTTACCTCACGTTACCGCACAAGGGCCATCTTGGTAGGCGCAGTCTCTTCGACCATGCGCCTAAGCTCTGATTTGGACAGCTTAGACGCAAGCTCAGGCACAGCAAAAATGTGCTTTTTCGTTTGATACTCCGACGACGCTAACCGGCCCACATCGACCCAATTAGCCTCCTTGAGCGCGTGCAGTAGCGCAGCTTGGTGAATCTTCACGCCAGCAGGCAAGCCACCGGATAAGCGATCAATCAGCAAGTGGAAGGGCGAGCCCACCACACCGCGCGCGAACTCGCCCTGCCGGTTACGCATAAGCTCCACCAAGAACGATTCGGACGTACTCATCGAGTGCTCGATAAGATTGAATTTAAACTCAGTCCAAGCGGGCGTTGCAGCAGGATTAAACGCGCTTACGTCGCGCTGATAGAGCCATGCTGCTATGGAAACGAAGCCTTCGGCCTTGTACCAATCCCACAGCAGTTGCGCCTGGCGATCGACCATGCGAGGCGCACGCGACCATATACAAAACCAGCGTCGATCTTGCGAGTCAAGCGATATGGGGAGTGGATCATTGGTAAACGACAACACGAACATCCGATTGAGCATGTCATAAGGGTGCAAGCCCTTCCTGTTGATCGGAAGCATCTCTGGAGGCGCAGCGATAATCGGCTTGAGTCTATTCGCAAGTGCGCGGCGCGCTGCCGCTTCAGGTTCCTTCAATTCGTTGATCACGAGGACCTCACACTCAAGTTGGTAGCCCCATTGGAGGTTTAACGTGTCGTTATCAAGCAATCCGCGATTCTTCAGCCCTGGCCCGCACACGGCCCATAGAAACGGCGCCCACATGGTGTCCTTACCCGACCCTTGGTCGCCACCGTGCAACACGGCGTGATTGATCTTGACTTCGGGATGCTGGAGCTTATAGGCCATGATGTTAAACAAGTGCTCACGCTCGCTAGGCTCAGGCACAAGGCGCTCGCAGTGCTCAAGCCATGGCGATATATCGCGCACAAGCGTTTTATCAACCACGGGTCGCGCATCGCGCCAACGGTTGCCAAACACATCACCGTCACGCGACACGAGCGTTGACTCGCCAGCAGCGTAGGTCACACCGACCAAGGTGCGTGCACCCATGGCCTGGCGCTGTTCATCGAAACACGTTGCAGCTTCGATCTTCCGCTTGCTGTTAATGGATGTGCAATTCACATGGCGGTACAGCGCGTTAAAGACCCAGCGCGGCACCTCGCGCCTGTCTTGCATATCAAAAAATGAGTCATCGCTCAAGATATACGCAAAGCGTTGGAACCAGCCCTTCATCTCGACACGCCCAAGCTCCTTACGCTCGACTTCTTCGATCACCTTCTTGGCGTCATCACTAAAAAAATTACTAGGCTCTAGCTTGTCAAGCGTTGTCTGCATGGTGCTTGCAAGCAGATCATCGCGCAGCCCCAGCGCGTGAGCAGGGCCACCATTCTCAGCGACCCACGCTAGAAACGCCTTAGTGTCAAGATCGACGCAGTGCGAGTGCAGGCAGCAGTACGCGCGCATAGAAGGCTTATAGCGCCCCTCAGGGTTGCCGTCGGTATGTTCGGCTGAGTTGGGGCAGATGACGCCAGCCCAACCCTCGCCGTTAGGCTTAGATACGACCATACCCTGCAAGGCGAGCCACGCGAACACGTCATCGTTACCCGTGTCAACGATCTTGATCGGTGTAGGGCCAGCACCATCAGCCTCAGCAGGCGTTACGCCTAGCGCCTCGCAGATTTGCGCAAGCGAGAAGTCACGCTCAGGATGAAACTCGACCAGACGCGACGCAAAACTATTACGACCAGGCTTGAGATTAACTGAGCCAGGCAAGCGAAAGTTACGCACCGCGTTAAGCGCCCCAGGGTCCGTGTAGCCCGCATCAGCGATCGCGCGCATGGCAGCAGCAAACTCACCCTTGGTCGGCTGTTCGGCAAAGGCATAGCCCCACTGAAACGAACCAGGCGAGGTCTCCATGACCCAGGTCGGCGCAAGCGGCGGCGTCTTGCTCTTGGTGCCCACGTCATCAAGCACCATGACCAAGCAATACTCACAGTTAGC